ATAGCCATTTCGTCTGTGATGTGACATTCCTTGTAGACGTTGCACGGAGTTAATACCATCGGAGTCCCATACGATAACATCTCGTGTACCGTATAACAATACCCTTCAACGTTGTCGCTTAACTGAACTCCAAAATCTACAATGTTCTGGAAACCTGTTAAATTTAATCTCGGTTCCATAAACAATAATTTAGGATGCTTTATACACCCCTGATTGGTGGAGAACATCAGCCACATATAATCCGTACCGTGTTCGGCGCAATACTTATCCAATGCGGCAAGTAATTTCTCAACTCTTTGAGTACCCTTGATTTTTTCTGTATTCAAATCGAGTCTGGTGGCGCTCATCAGAGTAATTACTTTGTTAGGTTCATCCAATTCCAATGGGTTGTAACAAACTTCACATGGAATCCCAGTAAGACGAGTATAAGCTGCTGCTGCGTCCTTACTTACGGCAATAACTCTGTCAATATCAGGATGACGTGGAACATCTTCAGCTCCCCTATATTCATAATTGCCGTGTATAACGAGGATTTTTTCTTTAGCTCTTACGTCACCGTTTTCGAGAGGGTCCAAATTGAAATTGCAGAAGAATTTATCACAAACTATTGTTTGACCTTCAATGTAAGGCTCACACGTACAGTATTTACTAAGCCTTTTTAATTGTTCGGTGTCAGCACTCTTGTAGTAAAAGGTTATATCTTTCTTTGGGTTGGTCTTGGCTAATTGATATAAAAATGTTTCGATTCCGCCTATCTGAGATAAACGTGAAAAATAATACGCATTAGTTGCCATGAGTTAAATTCCAGATCATGCTCCCTTCTCTTGGATAGTTGTAGTGGTAACAAATCAGGTCTAATTTCTTGGAGGTATGAGGTTTTTTAATTAATTCAAGGTTCATCTCATAATCTCCTCCGTGGCTGTTGTTGGGTCTTCGAATATTCCCTAAATACTCTCTTCTGATAAACTTGAACCATCCTGCACATAAGTTGTGATTATCGTCCCCTGTTTCTAAAACGGTTCCGTCATTGGATTGAGCTTTGATGTAAACAATATCCGTACCGTCTAATTCATCCATTGCACGTTCAAAATTGCCTGTTAATAAATAATCGTCATTGTCGATTTGATAAATATACTCTCCTGTGCAATTGTCCATGCAGGTGTTGTACGCTTCTGCTCCGCCCAGATTTTCAGTATGAAGGATTAAATTTACTTTTAAATCAGTTTGTTCAATAAAAGATTGAATGGAATCCAACGTAGAGTCGGTAGAAAAATCATCCACTATAACTACTTCTATGTCGTCACGTACAGGAATGGAGTTTAAACATCTTTTAATTAATTCTTCCTGATTGTAGGCAGCGACCATAATTGACAATTTCATCAGTAATTAAAAAAGGCGAGGTCCTCGTCTATCCTTTCTTCCCTTCTAACGGGAGTTCTATTAGCACGGTTTGGTAATTGACCTAACGCATGGTAAGCTATCGCAAGTCCCATAACTAGGTCATCGTGAGTTCCTTCACTAGCCTCGGCACGTCCCTTTGAATTTCGCACAAAACTTAACATCTCCTGTAAAGTCTCTCTATCGTTAATCTTGTCGATATGTTCACGTGCGATACTGACTAAATTGGAAATAATAATCGGTCTTGTTAAAGCGGTAGTCTTAAAACCGAATTTATCCTGCACATCCGAGAGAATATTGTCGAACGTCTCTCTTACGTATAAAGTAGGATAATGTAGTCTCTGTAATTCCCTGTTAGGGTAAGTAGAGAAGTTTGATTCAATCGCAATTAACGAACGATAATACGCACCCAGACAATAGATTTGTTTTACGTACAAATCCTCATCGAACTGATGATGTAAGGTAGCGCACAAGTATCCGTTGGAGTCGAGTACCTGACCCACAAAGAAGTCGGAGCCTTCCCCTGCTGTATCTCCACCAATAACGGTAGGACCGTTCGGTTCTCTGTAAATTCTGATGTAGCCGAGTTCATCGTTGTGCCACCGTATGTTGGTAATATGTAACCCATCGTAGTCATAATCAAAATAGCCTTTCCTGATTGGTTCTGGTAAATTCTTCATATGCTCCAGAATAATCTCGGTGTTGAATATTGATGTACCACTTGTGATAAATGCTTCCTCCGGGGTAATCGGATACTCCTGCCTAAACTTAAGTTCGTCATTGGCACAGTTATTGGCTATACACCATCTTCTCCATTGGAGTTGGTCTAAAGTGAGGTTGAATCTCTCCTTAATATCGTTTTCATACTGCGTTAATGTAAAACCGTCATAAGGCCGAGTATATGAAGGGTCAACATACCACGGAAAGAAGATTGGTGTATAGTCGTTACGTCCATTTACGGCATCCTGCCAGAGGTTGTAGAAATGATTAAACCCATTGGCGGTGGATTCCATGATGATAAGGGAGTCATCGGTCATTGGAACCGCCTGATTTAACGCAAGGAGAGCTTGTTCAGGTTTGTCCCAGAACGCCACCTCACTTAAATGAGCGTACTTGTAGGTTCCGCCACGGGTCGCATCAGAAGCTACCATAACTCGAATGGACGATTTTAATCCGTTTTCTCCATCAAAAACAAGTTCTTTCGCATTACTGTACTTTTGTTGAGGCTTCATTCCGTCAGGGAGCTCATCGTAAAAGAGCTTCGTCATGTTGAAAATAGTAGATGCTGACTCGGATAAATGAGCCATAATTACAGAATTGGTGTTGGGATTGAACATCGTCATGAAAGTAATAAACGCTTCCGTAAAAGTTGAAATTCCCAACTGACGAGCCTTTAATACGATAAATCTACTCGGACGGTTTCCGTAACTCTCTTTCAATCTGGAGTAAAATTCCTCCTGAGCATGATTGAATTTCAAAGTAGTAAGTTCACCGTTCTTGGTTCTAATCTTAAAAAATTCCTCTATGAATTCTCTTGCTGTGAACATTAGAGTTTAACTTTGTGTTCCTTGGCCCAAGATTCAATGGTAAGAGACTGGTCCATCTGAACTTTATCGGTAGGTTTCTCTCCTACGGTGTCACGAATATATTGCGCAGCTTGGACATCTCCGGCCATTGCTCGTTTGGCCATCGCTATATTGATTGCCGTCTGGACAGTGATGTTGGCTTTCTTTGCGTCCTCTAAAGACAAAATATCTTCAGCAGTCATGATGTCTCCACGTTTAACGGAGATTGTAAGAATAGTTTTAAGTTCATCCTTCATGGCTTTCTTCTGACGTTTTACTTCCTGACCTTTTAGTCTATCTGCATCGGTAAATCCCTGCAGTTTGCCTTCAGCTCTTAACTGTTTGATTTTTTCAATACCTTTATTTGAATATTGTTTAGCGTTTTCTTTTGTGAATGGCATATTACCTCCGGATCCCTAAAATACGGGAAAAATTTTTCTGGAAATGGGTCCCCTATTACGGAGAGTCAAAAATAGGGGCGATTTTTAAAGGGGGTGCTAATAGATCAAAACGTGTCGAGCGAATCGGGCCTGTACCCCCCCTGCTGCGTTGATCGTGTCCCTTGAATACTATTAAAACTTTTAAATCTTTAGGGTTGCTCCCTTATAGCGGGATTCAATGGCCTTTATTTAAAAGCTTTTAGATACATTTGCAACAGTTCTGCAACAGCACTATTAAATATTTAAAAGTATAGCTGCTTAATCTGTAGCCTTCTTTACATGTGTTAGACGTGTAACCGGCAGGACAAGAAAAAAGACGATATCTAGGGACGGCCTTATCTCCACCATTTTTTGTGTTATATTTTCGTATATTTTCTTGTGTTTAATTTACAGCTATGTTTTACCCTGTTTAGCTTGTTAGATCGTATATGTGAATTGGTGTATGTGAGTATCTTATGAAAGCATAAACACGTTCATATTTTCCCTTTTGTTTTTCGGCCTTTGGCGGCTGTTTCCATCGTGTATTATTGTTTGATCGTTTACGCTGTTTATATCGCTCTAATTGCTTTTAATGGCCTCCAGATCGGGACGCTGTATTTAGCCTTTAGTTATGGGCTTTTTTTATTCTGCTTTTCCCGTCATTATTTCGTAGGCCTGTTTATACTCTTCGTTTTCATCTTTTCGCCGGCCTATTCTTAAACCGCATTTAGGGCATGTATAGCCGTAAGAATGATAAGCCCATTTTTCCCTTTTCATTTCAGTTCCGCACCTTTTGCACTTCATGTTTTCACCTCTTAAAAAAGGCCTTCATTTTGGCCTACTTTTCACACTATCAATTTATGACTTTTTGCCGGTGCATGTGTGCTCTTTTTCGCTATTTTTCACCACAAAAATCATTTCACATAATTTCACATAATCTATCGAAAAACCCTTTGAAATGGGCCTTTTTTGTATACCGGTACCCTGCTGTTGAGCACCTAACATTCAATTTGATGTTGACAAGTTGAGCACCTAACATTTAACATGAAGTCGTAAACGTTGAGCACCTAACGCAAAACGATTACAATCGATCATTGAAAAGCAGCCACGCCGTTAAGGAATTCACCTCTAGTTCAAACCGAAACGGAGAGACAAAAAGCGGCGGAGGCGATCATAAAATGTTGTTTCAGTTCCTTCAGAACTACCCGAAAGTTTCGGGCGGTTCTTTAAGGCCTTCACTTGCTGGAGGTTTTAAAGAGCTGAATAGCTCTGGAGGACACAACATGTTAATCACATCAAACAAGCAAATTAGAGGCGCATATGCTACATATTGCGGCGATAGCTGGCGAAAAGAAACGGATATTTACGGCGCTTACGATCGACCATCTAGCCGCAAGATTCAAGCGTGGGAATATTGCAAAGAATTAATGCGCAAATATGATGGCCGTGGCATTTTCATTTTGGGCCATAATTGCATGGCGTTTAGCGTCGGTTTTGTTGGATATATCGACGGCCTCAAGTATTTCTTTTACATCACAAAAGATTACGATCGTGCAATGCCTCTGGAAAAGGTGGATGAAAACACGGGCGAAGTGCTAGCGATCTGCTAGCCTCCGGCTATAAAGTTCTAAATCTTTTAGGGCTTTATAAGCGGAAACGCTGTGAAGGAGACAACATGACAATTAATTATTCGATTTTAGTTAAGCACTTTAACGGAGATTTTGCGGGCATAGCTGAGAACGTCTTAATGAGAATGGACGACAGGTCCAGCGACGAACTATGGCAGGCAATGGACGACGAATTAATTTACACGTGCGATCAGTGGGCGATGATTGAATACTATTGCACGCCGCAAAATGCAGATTTTGAAAGTGCTTGGACCGAATTCTATAACGATCTGATGAACGCTATAGACGACGGAATTTTGGAGGACGATTAATCCTCCTGCTTAATGTAGCCATTGCACGTTGCAAGCCGTGATGAAAAATACAGAGCAAGCGAAAAGGAGACAACATGAAACAAAATTACCCGCTTTTAATGCTTGATCGTTTTGTGCAGATGGTCGAGGCCGGCTATGAATCGGAAGAGGCCCGAAATGATACTTACGACTTCTTTTTCAAAATAGCAGATAAAGAGGACGTAACGTCTGAATTCTTGTATGCTGGCACACTGATGGAAAAGATCGAAAAGCTATTAAAAAAGGCGTGCTGATGAGTCGTTGAAAATTACGACGAAACCGGTTTAGGCCGGTCCACGCTAAGACGTGAGGAGACAACATAATGAACGACACAAAAGAATACCAGTTTTTATCCTGCAAAAGAGATACTACAAAGCAGCATTACAGAATTTTTGTACACTTCATGACACAGAGAAACAGAGACTTTAGAGTTTATGGAGTGCCAGCTGAAAGCTTACAGTTAGCTGAATTAATAGCAGTTGGCCAGCTGATGGAAGATGAGAAGAACGGAAAAGATCGCTATCTCAAAATTCTAGGCGTTCACTGTATTGGTGATATGTCGTTACAACAAGCGGTTGAGGAGTATTATTTATAGCTCCCTTCCTTAATGCAGCCAGAGGCGGTGACAAGCCCGCATAAATGCAGAGTCAAGGAGGAGACATGGGATTAAAGCTTTTACTAATAGCTTACGGCGTAATGACATCATTATTCGCTGTAACATTGCCACTAATTGCGAAGGAGGTTTTATGAAAGACTACAACATTATTTTCGAAGATGAACTCACTATAGGAAGAGTTTACAACATCAAAAGCTGGGCCAAAGACAACGTGGACCGCTTACTTGATGAAGGGTTAAGCGACGAAAAAGTGTGCGAGTTTGACTGCTACACATCGCTGCTGCGGGAGCTGGCCTACACAGGAATAGACGACGATGAATTAATCGTTATTCGATCATCGACTATGGATGGCAGCTACAACTTTTACGTATTGAATGAATGTGATTTTTTCAGAGATTAAGGAGGAGACATTTATGGAATTAAGAGAAATAAAGGGTTACGTGTTTGCAAACGAATCGAAGCATGACAATTATGGGTTCACTCATTTATCCCATATGTTCAAAAATGGCCACGAAATAGCGACCGGAAGACAACGCTGGGTTAACAGAACGTGGGAGCGTTACCGCTACCAAACTTCAATGATGAACGCTGTCTATAACTTGATCGAAGATAGACGTATTGAACTAACGAGAGACTTCATGCGCGAACATCGTTACGGCAGATTAACTGAAAAAAGACGTGAAGAACTTGAAAGCTTTCTGGAGACAGATGAAGAGCTCACTCACTGGAAGGTGGTATTGTTCGAACTAAAATAGTGCACTGATGAGTACCGCTGAAAGGCGACGAAACGGGCTTTGTCCCGTCTGCACAAGGAGGATTTATGGCATACATAAACAAACAGGAAGAAGAACTGCTGCTGGACATCGAACAGTATATTTTCATAGTTTTGAACTTTAAGCGTAATAGCTTTACAGACGAAGAGGAGTTTTTCCAGCTACTTGAAAACTATCAGAAGCTCTGGCAGCTGAACGAACGTTTGAAAAACGCCAGAGAAGACGTAAACAAACAGGCCAGAGAAGGCATGCGAAAGTTTAGGTCCGAACATCCGGAGCACAAGGAAAAGGACCGCTTATATATGCGGGAATACAACAGGAGGAAAAAGAGTGGAAAGCAAGGAGGTAGAAGATGACAACGTTTGATTGGTATGTACTGGGTTCACTCCCAGTCGTAATTATTCTGGTAATTATCCAGCTGGCTTTGAATGATTGGAGCATCGAAAAGATGATGTTCAAGGAGGACAAATAATGGAAAACTATGTAAACCTTACGGACGAAGAATTAGCAATTATAATAGCTGGGCTTCGCAAGGAATGGGATTCTAGAGCATTTACTGCAGAACGAGCAGAAACAAACGGCTATTCAAGCGCAGAAAGAAGAAACGAAGAGTTTAATGCGGTTGATCGCCTGCTAGATAAAATGACTGGAGAAAAAGCAAAAAGGAGGACAAATAATGAAACTGAAAGAAAAGCTTTTTAATGTCGAATTGACAGAAAATGAAGTATCGCTGCTGGCAGATGTTTTAAGCAACGAGATTAATGAAATTGAACCGGCTTATAACAAAGACGGCGGCGAGGTCTTATACAGAAGACTAAGCAACTGCAGAGATTTAAGAAGCGCTCTGGGTGGATTGATTAACACGTTTTACGTGGGGTGAGCTATGACAGCGTTCGAAAAATTGATGAAGAGACTTCCAAAGAAGTATTGGCCAATGGTAAGAGGTATTGAATACGAGGATGGTTTAATTGATAACTGTCCTCTTATGTTGTACTTCAATGATGGCGTAAGCTTTGCCGGATACGAGAACGTCTATTGTTTTCCGGTTAAGAGCATCACGGAAGCAGTTAGGCTGATAAAGGAAGACTGCAGCTTTGAGTAACAGGAAGGAGGTGATACAATATGAGTGGAGATAACACTATGGGACGAGACAAGCTGAACCACGAAAAATGGTGTAAAGAAAACCAGAAGCGTTTTGCTTTTTACTTTAACAAGGTGACAGACAAAGACGTTCTGGAATATTTTGAAAAGATACCAAACAAACGCCAGTATCTAATTGATTTAATTAAAGGAGACATGAATGGCAAGCAGACGGAACCCACTAGCGAAAAGATATGAATTTTATTATGATGCTATGATTGATGCAAAGATAATTGAGTTTATTGAAATTCATCCGGTAAAAGCTGATTATTTTAAAGCTTTAATCATGAAGGATTATAAGAAGTATCTCCGAGCTCCGACACAGTACAAACGGAACAGAGGATTAATTTAAAGAGGCGCCTTAATTGAGCGCCTTTTTTATTCCCACGATCATTCGTTTGTTCAGACCGGAGGTTGATATATTATTTTTTATTGCGACGTATTGCATCGTCTTGTTTTCGCAGTAGACGGCAATTATAACTTCCCTAAGCGATGTTTCTATTTTTGCGAGTATTGATTCAATATACTTTACTTTCGTTTCTATAACCCGCTTTTCTGCGTCCAGAGATTCAATCTTATCTCGCAGCTGCCATTCAAGTTCTTTGTTAGGCATCGAGTGGGTCGGTTCTTTGGAAGGATCTATTCCCCTAACACCTCCCAGCCGGTCGTAACAGAATTCGATGGAGTTCTCTAACGTTACAATTCTGGACAAGTAGAAATTATAGTTTCTTAATTCGTTCTTGAATGCTCTCACTTCTTCGCTTTGCATCAGACCTCCTCTACCAAGTACCAAGTTTTAGGTTTTTCTCTTCTGTTCTTGATGATATAGTTTTCTGTCCTTTCTTGATGTGGGGTGACTTTGGCTTTGATTCCCTGCTGTTCCAACTCTTTTAAATATTTCGTAGGATCGGTATTGGTACACGTGTTGCCGTACAGTTTCAGATTCAACGTCAAGTATCCGATAGGGTTTGTTTTCCAGTCATATTCTGGTGTCTCTTTGATATTTCTTTTAACTCTCCCTTTCCGGACCATGTTGTATTCGACTTCTCTTGTTTCGGTTCTGCCTAAATACCTAACGTCATATTTGCGTTTTAATTTACATTTGTTGCAGATATAGGACGACATCGTGTTTTCTCTAATATCGAACTTTTTGGCTATCTCTTTTCTTGAACCTTCGAATATTAACTTTTCATTGTCGAATACACCGAAAATCTTAACAGTCATCGTGGCCATTTTTTTCTCCTCTTTATCCACCAATACAAGTTATAGCTGACTATCATCACCAAACCGATAATTCCTCCGATTAAACTAAATACAGTATTTAAATACACAATTTTAAAGATAAATTCAGTCATAATGTTTGTCTATTATTCCTTAAGTCTTAACAGTCATTGTTGCCATAGTGTCTCCTAAACATGCAATTCGGCGTTTAACAGCTTTACACTAAGTAGTTTGTCCATTCCTTCTGCTTCCCCTGTTAATAGATTCACCGCATATACTCTTTTTGTGCAGGTTTCATGAATGTTTGTCTTTATGTAAACTTCTTGAACTGTTTCAAAAACATCCCCTGCAATTAAATCTCCATACGTTAATCCTTTGTTGTCTTTGATTATTCTCATATTTCCTCTCAATAAAACGGAAGTTCATCCGCATCGATCTCAACTGAGTGTGTG